ATATCTGATAGATCGGGAATGGCTTTTCCATATAAAGAAATGGTCAAAGAATGGAATGGTTCATTAGTTCATATATCTGAGTTTGAACCAAAACATCCACAACTCGATCCTCCACACCATAAAGCAGATGCTATTGCTTTGAAAAATCCAAGAGTTATGAAATTTCAACAACCATCTCAAGAGTTTGCAAATGATAATACTATCTCAGATTCTGGTGGTATTCATGTTGGTGTTGCTAACTTATCATTACCGGGAGACTTTGCTTTTAAAACACAAGAGTTCAATGTGACAACAAATGGAATTACAACAACTATTCATAGCATGGTTCCTGAAGATCCAGCATTACAAAATAGAAGAAGAGAACTTCTTTCATCAATTGGTTCAGTGGGAGTAAGTATTTCATAATGGCAATCACTCATTCAAATTTTTTAACACAAGTAAGAGACTACACTGAAGTAAGTAGCACTGTTCTGTCAGATTCTATTATTCAAGGTTTTATTAGAAATGTTGAATTAGATATTGCTGGAAAAGTAGATTACGATGATTTGAGAAAATACGCTACTTCAACTTTTACTGCTGGTAATAGATATGTTTCTTTACCGTCAGATGCTTTAGTTATTAGATCTGTACAAGTAATAGATGGCAGCACTAGAATTTTTTTAGAAAAAAGAGATACTAGTTTTATTTCTGAATTCAATAGCACTGGTGCACAAGGTACACCTAAATATTATGCTAATTGGGAAGATAACGTACAAACAGGTAATATTATTTTAGTGGCACCAACTCCAGCTTCAGCTTTGACTGTACAAATAAATTATATAAAAGATGCACCAAATTTTACAAGCTCAAATAATACCTATCTTTCTCAACATCAAGAGTCTATGTTATTACATGGAGTATTAGCAGAAGCTTTTAGATTTTTAAAAGGACCCGATAATCTATACAACCTCTATCAAACAAAGTATACTGAAGAAGTACAGAATTTTGCCCTACAACAAATGGGTAGAAGAAGACGTGGAGAATACGATGATGGAGTACCAAGAGTTGTGGTTCCATCTCCTTCTCCTAACCAATAATTTAAAGGAGGCCATTATGGCAATAACAACTAACGCAATTTGTGATTCTTTCAAAAAAGAATTACTACAAGGAAAGCATGACTTTGATACATCATCTGATACATACAAGTTAGCGATGTACACGAGTTCTGCAACATTAGGTAAATCAACTGAAAATTATACAACTTCAAATGAAGTATCATCACCGTCTGGTTATACAGCGGGTGGTAAAGCACTTGTTAATCAAGGTGTTAAAGTTTCTTCATCAGTAGCAATTACTGACTTTGCTGATTTATCATTTGTAGGTGTAACTCTTACTGCAAGAGGTGCACTAATTTATAACACAACGACTGACGGTGGTTCGAACACTACAGACGCTGTAGCTGTTTTAGATTTCGGTGGAGATAAGACTGCAACTTCAGGAACTTTTACAATTCAGTTCCCTGCATTCACAACTTCTGCTGCAATTTTAAGATTAGCATAAGGATAAGAATGAATGTCAAATGCGTGGGGTGCACTAAGTTGGGGACAAGGTAGTTGGGCAGCACAAGGTGATGTCACAATTTCTCTTTCTGGAATAAGTGCAACCTACAGCATTGGCAGTATTACAGCCGAAGGTATCATTCAAGTTGGATGGGGTGGTGATACTTGGGGTGAAAATGAATGGGGTGATCTTTCAGGATCACAACCAACAATTACAGGAATACAAGCTTCTTTTTCTGTTGGATCATTATCAACAAGTGGTGACGCATTAGTTACACCTTCAGGTGTTCAATTTACTTCTACAGCAGGAGCTGCAGTAGGCGGAACTTCAGCCCTTGTTCAAGTCACAGGAAGTTTAGAGTCCATGGGAGTGGGCAGTACAGTTATTGGAATAGGAGTTCCAGTCACTGGTATTTCTTCAACGTCAAGCATAGGTTCAACTACTATAGATGAATCAGAACTAACTGGTATTGGTTGGGGACGAAGAGCTTGGGGTAATTTAGCATGGGGTGAAGCATACTCTATTTTACCAACTGGACAACAATTAACTTCAACAATTAATTTCCCATCAACAGCAGCATTCACTGACGTAACGGTTTCAGTGACAAGTGCTGGTCAAATAGGCACTACATTTAATGGCTTCTCGTTAAAAATTGATCAAGATATAACTGTATTTGCTTCAGAAGATCAATTAGACTTTACAATAGGATCATTAGATTTTGATGCTGATGCAAATGTATCACCATCTGGTATATCTTTAACAAGTTCTCAAGGAACCACAATAGCTGGACTAAAAACTCCAGTTGATGTTTCGGGAATTGAAGCAACATTTAGTTTAGGAAGTATTACTTTAATACAAACAACTGTTGAAGCACCAACAGGTATTCAAGCTGCATTGTCACTTGGTCAACACGCAGAAATTCCTGGACAAATAATTGGTGTATCAGGATTGCAATCGACTGGATCAATAGGTCAAGTTACAATAGATGCAGGAGCAAGCGTAGATGTTTCAGGCATAGAATTGACAGCTTCAATTGGAAGCGTTAATATTACTGCATGGGCTGAAATAGACCCAGGAGTATCAAATACTTGGTCACCAGTTGATTTAGCTGCTTGATTAATGTAAAATATAAATATTTAAGGAGATAAAATTTTATGGCATCTAGTTATTCAAGTGATCTTAAACTCGAATTGATGGTGACTGGTGAAAATGCTGGTACATGGGGTGATAAGACAAACACAAATTTAAATTTAGTACAACAAGCAATTGCTGGTTTTGAACAAATCACTTTAACATCTGGAGGCACTGTTGCACTAGTAATGTCTGACGGTGCAATATCAAACGCAAGAAATTTAGTTATTAAATTCGCTACAGCAACTATTGCTGCGAGCACAGTTTGTACTATCCCAGATTCAATAGAAAAATTTTACATCTTTGATTGTTCAGGATTAACAAATCCATCAAACCTAACAATCAAAACTGCTTCAGGAACAGGATTTTCTCCTGATGCTGCAAAAATTTATGCAGCTTATTCTGATGGAACAAATTTAAATGAAGTGTCTTTAGACACTTTAGGTGGTACAATAGGAACTGCACAAGTTGCTGACAGTGCAATAAGCACTGCCAAAATTGCAGACGATGCAGTGACCTCAGCCAAAATTGCTGACGATGCTGTTGTAGCCGCTGCGATTGCTGACGATGCTGTAGGAAGTGCTGCGATTGCAGACGATGCAATTACAACTGCCTTAATAGCTGACGATGCTGTTGGTGCTGATCAACTTGCAAATACTTCTGTGTCTGCGGGCTCTTATACACTTTCTTCAATCACTGTAGATGCACAAGGAAGAATTACATCTGCATCTTCAGGTTCAGCAGGCGGAGGTTTTAGTGCTCAAATAATTCAATTTGGTCCTTCATCTGGAACATACGCACCACCATCTGACGTATCTAAATTTTATGCTTACGCTTTATCAGCTGGGGGCGGAGGCGGATCGGCTGGTCATAACAGATCTGGTGGATCTGGTGGATCAGGTGCTTTTGGATTTTACAAAGGAAGTGTCACTGGAGGTACTCCACAACCTTTCTCAGTAGGTGCGCCAGGAAGTACATCTGGTGGAAATGGTGGAGCAACTAACGTAGGAAATTTATTGACAGTTAATGGAGGAAACGGAGGACAAAATGCTCCTAACAACGGACCTCCAGGTAACCCAGGAAGTGGTGGAAGTGCACCGGGTGCTTCTATTTCTCTTTCTAGAAACTTTACAATGTTTGCAAACAACTTTGGTAATGGTGGAAGTGGATCACCTCCTAATGAACAAGGTGGATCACCTGAAGCTGGTAAACCAGGTGCATTGGCATTTTTTGATAATCAACCAATATAGGATAAATAATGGCATATTTTATATTTGAAAATAACAATTTACTTAAAATAGCAGCTACTGATAATGCAAAAAATGATTTGAATTATTCTAAGGACGCAGTTGTTGAAACAGTATCTGATGCAGATTTTCGTAAAGCTCAATTTGAAGAGCAAATGATTTCACACAATGGAAGTGAAGTAGTTTATACAGATTATGATTCAGATATGGGCAGAGAAAATTCATGGCCTTCTATGACTGAAGTTCAATTAAAAGCATATCATCAACAAGTTTTATCACAAATAAATGCTTATATTGATGCTGGTAATTCTTCTGATTCAATTTATTCAAGTGTTGTAAACTATAAAAATTATTTGGAAGGTTTAGATTATGATTCTTTAACTTATCCAATTTCTTCAAATTGGGAAAAATATTGTAGTGATAATTCAATAGCTTTTTTGAGTCCAAAACAAATACCGTAATATTATTTACAAATTGATATATATGTCATACAAAGATGACAGATGTTTGAAGAAATTATTGAATTTAGCGCAAGTGAATCTTATTTAAAAACAAATCCAATACATCCAATTTTAACCAAAACAAATATTCCAAAATGGTTTAAGGATTTAGAACATCACCCTAAAGAAAAAACTATAAAGGGGTGTATTCCATTTTTAGAAACTCTTACTGCTGGTTATATTTTAAAACTACCGATAGATTATCATTTTAAATTTAATAAAGACAATGAATCCTATTACTATAATAATCCTGATTCACCAAATTTTATGAATAAACTGTTTAATATTGGAACTTGTGATAATCACCCAACTGCACAGTTAGGAGATAAATGCCCTTTTATACAAAAAAATAAAAATCAAGATTTTTTTAAAATATTAAATCCGTGGACTATTAAAACACCAAAAGGTTACTCATGTTTATTTGTACCCCCTATGAATAATACTAACGATAAATTTTCAATAATTCCTGGTATTGTAGATACTGATACTTTTCCAGGAGAAATCAACTTTCCAATTATAATGAATGGTGATAAATATCCTTTCATAGAAACAACTATAAAAGCGGGAACACCTTACGTGCAAATAATACCTTTTAAAAGAACATCTTGGAATATGAAAATTAAAAAAAATAAAGATCAAAAAACAATTCAAAAAAGATGGTATACTTTTGAAAAAGTTTTTAGAGTATATCAAAATTTATTTTGGAATAAAAAAACATGGAAATAAAAAATATTATTCTTTCTGATTATATTAGAGTATTTGAAGACTGTATTCCAGAAGAAATTTTAGATTCATTTATAAATATTTGTGAAGAACATAAAGATTTTCATAGCGCAGCTATTGGTGAAAACACTGTTAATAAAAATATAAGAAAGGCAGATGCTTGGCAATTAAATAATTTAGGTGAAAAAAGTATGACAACAATCCATTGGACAAATTTTTTAACCAGTCTTTTTCAAGAAAAATTAATGGAATATCATAGAATTTTTAG